CTCGACTACACGAAGGGCGACCTGCAGAAGGAATTCGACGGTGCCGTGGTCATGTTCTCGAACGAACTGGCCGCCCGGAACGTCTTCGACCAGCCCGGCAATCTGGCCAACAGCCGCCAAGCGCTGAAGGACGCCCACGAGCTGATGATGCGCCGCCACGGCAAGACGGCGCCCGCACCCGCACCGGCGGCAGCCGCTGCTCCTGCCGCGAAGCCGCCGGTCGCAGCGGGCCCGCGCCCGCCCGTGAATCGCTCGGAGCTGCCGACCACGCTCGCGGCCACACCTGCGGCCGTGGATCACACGATCGCCGGAAACAAGTTCGCGCACCTGGAAGCCATCACCAATCCGGCCGAGCTGGAGCGTGCGCTGGCGCGCCTGAGCCCGTCGGAGCAAGAGGAGTACCTCGGCCAGTGACCTCGAAGCCCACCACCATCCTGATCCGCGACCTTCGGGTCGGCGAGTGCGTGTCGTTCGACGGCGGCCGCATCAAGGTCTGCCTGCGCGAGAAGAGCGGCCGCGCTGCTCGCCTGCAGTTCGAGGTGCCGGAGGCGGTGGGCATCGACAAGCCGCGCCAGGCTGCCAACGACGAGGGGCACCCGACCCCCCTTGATTCCGCGACTTTGTGATATAGGCTTCACGCCACTGAATCCGCCGACGCGCGCGTATGCGTTGGGAGCGGGAACAAGGCCGCCGGGGGCAACCCGGTTCTGAGCGCAAGACGTGCTCCATGCCGCAAGGCGAAGGAGCACGATCGTGCGCACCCTGATCGGGGTCAACGACCCCCAAGCAGTCAAGAAGTGGAGCTCGCTGATGGCCGTGGCCATCAACAAGGCTTCCTACTGGGCGAAGAAGTTCATCGGCGAGGGCAAGGACGCCCGACTGCCGATCCAGCGGATCGATGACCTCGAATCCGGCGCAGGCGACGAGGTGACCGTCGACCTGCTCATGCCCATGAACATGGAGCCGCTCGTCGGCGACCAGACCCTCGACGGCAAAGAGCAGCCCCTGAAGTACTTCACCGATCGCCTGCGCATCGACCAGGTGCGCGGTGGTGCGGACCTGGGCTCGCGCATGACCAAGAAGCGCACCCTGCGCAATCTGCGCTCGGACGCTAAGCGCGCCCACACCGACTGGTGGAAGCGCCTCATGGACGAGCTGTACTTCATCTACTTGTCTGGCTCCCGCGGCACTGGTGGCGGCTTCATCTGGAGCGCGAACAACCCGTTCTTCCAGGTCAACCCGCTGACGGCGCCCGACGTCATGCACCAGATGTATGGCGGCTCGGCCACGTCCAAAGCCTCCCTGGCCGCAACCGACACGATGAAGCTGCGCATCATCGACAAGGCGGTGGCCAAGGCCGAGACGATGGGCGGCGACGGTACCGACGAACTGTCGATGATCCCCATCAGCATCGAGGGCGGCGACCACTACGTGGCCCTGATGCATACCTTCCAGGCTGACAGCTTGCGTCAGGACGCCGGTACTGGTGGTTGGCTGGACATCCAGAAGGCTGCAGCTGCTGCGGAGGGCGCGAAGAACCCAATCTTCACCGGCGCCATGGGCATGTACAACGACGTGATCCTTCACAAGCACCGGAACGTCATCCGCTTCAGCGACTACGGCGCCGGCGCCAACCTGCCGGCCGCTCGTGCCCTGTTCCTGGGCTCTCAGGCTGCCTTGGTGGCCTACGGCGACAACGAGAGCGGCACCCGCTATCGCTGGACCGAGGAGAGCAAGGACCACGGCAACAGCGTCGCCGTCGGTACCCACTCCATCCTGGGCGTCAAGAAGGCCACCTACAAGTCCAAGGACGGCCAGACGCAGCGCGACTTCGGCGTCGTGGCCATGGACACCTACTGCGCAGACCCGAACGCCTGATGACCATGGGCCCTGCTTCGGCAGGGCCTCATCAGCGCATCGCCCATCCCATTCAAGGAGTCCGAAATGGCCCGAATCCTCTCCGAACTGCTGACCGGCAAGAAGAACGGTCCGCTGCCCAATGACGGGGGCGTGGCCCAGTTGCCCGTCTCCGTCGTCATGCCTGCTGTCGCACCGGCAGTCGGTGACCTCATCGAACTGGTGGACCTGCCCCAGTACGTCGATCTGATGGACTACGACGTGATCGCGCCGCAGCTGGACAGCAACGGCGCTCCCACGCTGGCTCTGTCCATCGGCGAAGAGAACGCCGGGCTCACCGACCTCGCGACCGTCTACGAGGCCGGCCTGACGCCGGGTCGCGGTGCAAGCGGCAACCTCGTGCGCTGCGGCACCGCCGCCGCCTCTCAAGCCAGCAATGCAGCCTCGCGGCGCATCGCCCTCAAGGTCACAACTGCGGCTGCCACGTATGCAGGCGCGGGCAAGACCGTCAACTTCATCCTCCACCTGCGCGGCTAAACCACCGCGAGGCCCCGGAATGTGTGCATGGGGCGCTGCTGCGGAGTAGCGCCCCTTTTCTTTGTCCTTCACCCAGCCCACCATCAGGAGCGCAAGATGCAAATCCACGCCTACCGCCGCAAGGAGCCGACGCCGGTCGAACTCTTCCAGAAAACGTACCTCTTCGCGCCCAATGCCGCTGGCCACTGCGTGGCGGAGGTGGAGGACAGCCGTGCCGTGGTGCGCTTGCTGGCAATCCCCGAGGCCTACCGCGAATATGACGCGGCCACGGCCCCCGCAGTTTCCAGCGCGCCGGCGCCCTTGGCCGCAACCATCGCCCCGGCGCCCACGGCGCCCACGGCGACCATCGATACGGAAGACGACGGCCCCGAGCCGCTGAAGGGCAGCGACACGCTGCCGCCCGTCATCGATCTGGGACACGGCAAGACGATCACGATCGAAGAGCTGGTGGCGCTGGCCCAGTCCCGCGCCGACCTCGACGCCGAGGAATGGAACCTCAACGACGACGAGGACCGCGAGAGCCTGCTGCAGGCCCAGGTGGACACGCTGCGCGAAACCATCGCCCGAGAAGCGGCTGCCGCCGAGGCTTCTTCGGCGCCTGCGGCTGCACCCACCGCCGAAGGCGGGGAGGGTGGCACCGACACGCCGACCGCCGGCATGGTCGTCACCAACGGTGAGCAGAGCATCGACATCGGCGTCATGACCGCCGCCCAGGTCCGCGCCTTCGCGGCCGAGGCCGGCGTGGAGCTGCCCAAGGGCAACAGCGTGAAGGTCGCCGACCTGCGCACGATGCTCTACCAGGCGCTGACCAAGTCCGCCACCTGAGCACGCCATGCAGGCCTCGGACATCATCGCCAGCGCTCGGATACTGCTCACCGACCCCGACAAGGTGCGGTGGGACGATCCGACGCTGCTGCGCTGGCTGAACAGTGGCCAGCGGCAGATTTGCGCCGTGCGCCCGGATGCGAAATCGGTCCGCGCGGACTTGGTGCTCGCGGCGGGGGTGGAGCAGACCGTACCGGCCAACGGCTGGAAGTTTCTTTCCGCCCTGCACAACGTCCGCAGCGATGGCGGCCGCGGCCGCGTCATCACGCTCGTGAGCCGGGACGAGCTCAACGCCATCGACGTGTCGTGGCCAGCCGCTACCGGCCAGGCCGAGCAGAAGCACTACACGGTGGACGAGGACAACCCGCGCATGTTCGAGGTGTGGCCGCCGTCGGTCGGCGGCAACAAGCTGCGCATCAACTACGCGGCCCTGCCGGTGGACTGCGCTGCGCTGTCGTCCGATGTAGACCTGAGCGACGTGTACGAGGGCCCGCTGGTGGACTGGATCTGCTACCGCGCATATGGGCCGGACAGCGACGACACGCAGGACGCGACCCGGGCCGCCACCCACCTGTCTGCCTTCATGACCGCCCTGGGCGTGAAGAGCCAGAGCGACGCCGCCACGGCGCCGAAGCGCAAATGAAGCCCTTCAGCGCGTTCCTGCCGGACCTGCTGCCCCTGGTGCCGAGTTGCCCTGAGCCCGTGGCCGAGCTTGCCCTGAAGCGCGCCACGCAGCGCTTCTGCGAGCTGTCGCGCGCCTGGCGCATCGACCTCGATCCGGTCACGCTGATCGCGGACATCGACCTGTACGACATGGAGCTGCCTATGGCCACGGAGCTGGTGCGCATCGAGCGCGCCAAGCTGGACGGCCTGCCGATCCGCGTTGCACCGGTCGATGAAGAGTGCTCGGAGCGTGACTACATCCGTTGCCCCGACGGACGGCAGATCGTGGTGGCACCCATGCCGGCCGGCACGCGCTCGCTGGTCATCACTGCCAGCCTGAAGCCGGGCAATGCCGCGCAGAGCGTGGAGGACTTCATCGAGGCTCGCCACCGCGAGCTGATCGCACGTGGCGCCGCCGGCCGCCTGATGCAACAGCCGGGCAAGGCGTACACCGATGCCAACCGCGGCCTGCTGGAGGTCACGGCGTTTGAGTCCGAGTGCGCCCGTGTGCGCGAGCAGGCCCGACGCGGCTACGGCCGCGTGCCGACGCGCGTGATCCCCAACTTCTTCTGACGGAGCCGCCGTGAGCCTCCCCACCTGCCAAGTTCGTGTCGTGGTGTTCGATTCGGCCGGCGGAGCCCCCGTGGCCGGCGCGCAGGTGCAGGCCCAGCTCTCGAGCTACGACGTGGGCGATGGCTACGTCGTCCCGCGGTTGGTGGTGGGCACCACGGACATCGACGGCGAGGCCTTCCTGGACCTGTGGCCCAACCAGCTGGGCAGCAGCGAGTCTTTCTACACGGTCACCATCACGGCGCCGAACGGGAAGCGCCTCCGCACCATCGCAGTGGTGCCCAATCAGGCGAGCGCCGACCTGCAGGACATCGCCGAGCTGCCGCCCTACGAAGGAAGGCCTGAAGCGGCCGTGTACCTGAACACGGTCGTTCAGGCGGCCCAAGATGTCACTCAGAAGGCGCAGCAGGTCCACGACGACGCGGAAGCGACTGCGCTGGCTGTGGGCGTCGCAACCCAGAAGGCGACCGACGCAGGTCAGTTCGCGTCCAACGCCGAGGGCGCTGCTAACGCGGCAGCAGAATCAGATGCATCAGCAGCAGGGCATGCAGCAGGGGCCGCGACCCAGGCGGGGAACGCGAGTGCCGCCGCGACGGTGGCGCTGTCCACCATCAACATCAAACCCTCCATCGGGGACGGATTGGCATCGGTGGGCGAGGAAGGTGTCTTTAGCGTGCTGCCCGGAGGCCCGGACAACTTGGCGACCACTTGCACGTTCGTTAAGCGGAGTGGAGCCCCAGTGCTGGTGCTCAACCCCGTGAGCCAGGCGCAGCTCGCGGGATTCGTTGAAGTCACCGAAGACCCCGACTACATCATGATCTGGCGTGACTCAAGCGCAGGGCGCAGAAAGTTTCTCCAGGTCAGTCGCTCGACGGGTGCATTGGACTTCGTTCCCAATGCCGCAACCCAGGCCATCTATGCGGCTGCGCGTCTGGGCGCGCGCAAGGGGGCGGCGGCGGTCGCGCCGAGCGGCGAACGGCTGCTAGGAACGGCGCGGGCGCCGGCCGCATCGGCACACACGGTTTCGTCCAGCACAGTCGCGCCCGCCGGCCTGACGAAGAGCTACGGCTACACCGCTTCGCCGGCCCTCTTCACCACATACGGCGGTGCCCCTGGCGTCTATAGCGGCGGGGCCCTGCAAATGCCTTCAAGCATCAAGCCTGCAGCTGGCAACGTGACGGCCACGCTATCCCAGATCTGTGCGCGAGTTGCAGTGATGACGGATGCGCCGAGTATTGCCTTCAACATGAAAGGCTCTTCAACCAAGTGGCGCGCCTTTGTTGACGGCGTGCCGGCCTCGGAACCCCAGGCCTATGCGTCGAACGCTGGCGGCGTTTACCAGCAGATCACCTTTGCGGGCGGCGGCTCGCCTGATGGACGCCGTGTCGATATGGAGTTCGAGCAGAACGGTGGGTTGTTCGCCGGACAGTCGGTGCTTGTGCCTCCGGGGTACAGCATCTGGGCGGTCGACACGACCTTCCGACGCACCTTTGTGTTCGCGGGCGACTCTTTTGGCGAAGGGGCCGGGTCGAGCTACAGCGGCTATGCCTATCCCTACGAGTTCGGGCGCGCAATCGGCGGGATGGACGCGAATATCGTCAGCTGCAGCAACGGAGGATCGGGGTTCACCATTGGTAGCTCTGGCTACCCGGGCGACGATCCGATTCGGCTTGATCACCTTGCCAGCTTTGCGCCTTCAGCGGCCATCGTCGCCCTAGGCTGCAATGACATCGGGGTGGCTTCTGCGACGTTGACGGCCCGAGCCTTGGCCTGCCTCCAGGGCATTCGCTCCCGGCTCCCTGCGGTGCCCATCACGGTTCTCGGCACCTGGCCTGGCGGCAACGGCCTCGTTGCCTCCGTCATCACCACCGAGAACGCGGTGCTCGCAGCAGTGCGGCAAATGAGCGATGAGCTGTGCCAGTTCATCCCCGTCAGCACCGCGTCGCCGCCGTGGATTGATGGCACGGGCTGCTTCAACGACAAGCGGGGTGACGGAAACAGCGACTGGGTCAAGGGCGGCACGAGCGGCAATGACCACGTGCACCCACGCGATCCGGGGTACCGCTTCATCGGACCGCGCCTTGCGCGCGACTACGTTCCCCTACTGCCTCAGTTCCGCCTGCTATGACCAACTGCACGATGTACAACGGCGCCGGCGAGCTTGGCGCTGTGGGGCTGGGTGAGATGAACCCAGTGTGGACTCCCGAGCTTCTTCCTGGCTTGCTTGAAGCCTGGCAGAGCGAGGCGGGGGTCACAGCCGACGTGTCAAACGATGTCTCCGCATGGACGGGCCTGAAAGGAATCTCTGCCTCTGCGGCGGCAGGGGTGCGCCCCAACCGCAGCAGGGCGATGGCTGGCAAGACTGGCCTGGTGTTCGCAGGAGACCTGATGAAGACGGGCGCCGCGCTCAGCACTGTTGCCGCGCCGGTGTGCGCCTTCATTGTGTGGGACATGCTCACCGACCTCGACGACACACAACAGTGCGTCATGAGCTGCGACGCGATCAACGTGTTCCTGAACTTCCCGGCAGCGGGCAATGCCTTTCTCGTGAACGGCAACAACCCGAACGGGAACATCGGCTGGGCCGGGCCTGCAGTGGGGCGCCATGTCCTCGTGTACTACCAGCCAGCAAGCGGCTCGGCTGTGTTGCGCGTCGACGGCGTTCAAGTAGCCACGAAGGCCGCAGGAGTCGTGGATCGCGCGTGCGGAGCACTGCGCTTCGGCCGGTACTACGGGGAAGCGGACAACACCGCTGTGGTCGATACAGCCATTGGTGCAGCCGGCCTCGCTGCAGGGGTTCAGGCGCTGCTCGATGTCCAAAAGCTCGAAGGCTATCTCGCGCAGGGCTGGTGCGCTTCTGGCTTCCTGCCGGCTGGCCACCCGTACCGCACTACTGTGCCGCGCAAGCTGACGTGACAGAGCACTGATGCCTGAACCCATTACCACCACCGCAGCCTGACACGGAATGCCCAAGATCGCCCTCGCCGAGTTCAACGGCGCCGCCACGGCAGTGCACCCGAAGCTCATTCCGGACACGGTCGGCACCGCCTCGCGCAACCAGCGCCCCGGCCGTGGCGATCTGCGGCCGTGGCGGCAGCCGTTGGCTGTGGCGACCGTGCCGGCTGGTCGCCACACCATGTACCGCATGGGCCGGGACGTGGCCAGCGACACGCAGTACTGGCTCTCTTGGCCCGGCATCGTGCACGCGGTGCGAGGCTTTGTGAGCGGTGACACGGTTGAGCGGACCTTCTACACCGGCGATGGCGCACCGAAGCAGACGAACACGAGCATCGGCCTGGCCGCGCCACCGTACCCGAGCGCCTACCGCGAGCTGGGTGTGCCGGCGCCGGCTTCTGCCCTGGTGGTGACGCCCAACAACACGGGCGAGGCGACCGACACCGAGCTGCGGTACTACACCTACACGTACGTGACGGACCTGGGCGAGGAGAGTGCTCCGGCCCCGGTCAGCGCGCAGGTGCAGTGCAAGACCGATGACACGTTGGCGATCGCTGGCGTCTCTCCGCCGCCGGCCGGCGCGTATGGCATCGACCGGATCCGGTTCTACCGCACCCAGTCGGCGACCAGCGGCGACGCGGAGTTCTTCTTCCTGCGCGAGGAACCCTCGACCATCGGCAGCACGACCGACGACAACCGGGCGCTGGGCGAGGTGCTACCCACGGACGGCTGGCTCATGCCTCCGGCGACGCTCACGGGCCTGACCGCGATGTGGAACGGCATGGCTGCGGCGATCAACTCCGCCGACGGCTCGGTGCGGTACTGCGTGGCCTACAAGCTCTACGCCTGGCCGGTGGCCTTCGAGACGCTGCCGCCCAACGCCAAGGCCGTCGCGCTGGCGGTCTATGGCCAGCGCCTCCTCGTGCTCACCACGGGCAAGCCGGTGCTGGTGCAGGGCTCCGGTCCCGACGCGCTGGACGAGCAGCCGCTGGAGATCGCGCAGGCGTGCGTGGCGGCGCGCAGCGCGGTCGGCCTGGGCCACGGCGTGGCCTGGGCCTCACCTGACGGCCTGGCCTACTTCGGCGATGGAGGCGCCTCGCTGTGCACCATCGGCCTGCTGACGCGCGACCAGTGGGCGGCCATGAACCCGGAGTCCATCACCGCCGTCAACTACGAGGGCTTCTACTTCGCCAGCTACCTGGACGGGGAGGGCGTGCGCCGCGGCTTCTTCCTGGACCCGTCGAACCCCAAGGGCATCTTCTTCCTCGAACAGGGCTACGAGGCCATGTTCGTGGACGAGCACCGTGACGCGCTGTTCGTGCTGGATGGCACGGCTGTGAAGAAGTGGGATGCGGGCGAGGCCTCGATGACGGCCCTGTTTCGCAGCAAGGTGTTCGCCGGGCCCGAACGGAACTACTCCGCTGCTCGGGTGGAGGCGGACGCCTATCCCGTCACCATGCACGTTGACGTGCTCGACCTGCAGCCCGCCGTGGTGGCCGCCCGCATCGAGGCCCGGCCCGACCTGTTCACGTCGCCCGCAACCGGCGTGCTGCGGCACACGCACGTCGTTGACGACCGCCGGCCATTCCGGCTGCCGGGCGGCGTTCTGTCGCGAACCCACCAGGTAACGCTTGAGACGAGCAACCCGGTGCAGTGGGCCATGCTGGCGAGCAGCATGCGCGAGCTGTCGGAGGAGGGCTGATGGCGGACCCTCGGCGCGAGATCCCATCGGTCAACTCCGCGAACTTCGCGCAGCGCATGCGCGAGACGATCATGGTGTACCTGGGCAAGCAGGGCAACAAGCTCGATCGTGGCGTGACGGTCCGGGACCTCGTGGAGGGCGGGTACCTCAAGCTTCGGCAGAGCTGGCTCGGCGGGGACAACAATCCATTCGATGGTGTTGCGCCAGGCTTCGAGGTGCCCAAGGACACGCGGCCACCCCCGACGCCCAGTGGATTTGCGGCAGAGGGGGCGCTCTCCCACATCCTCGTGACGTGCGACGCCCCGACCTACCAGACCGGCCACGGCCACGGTGAATCGGTGCTCTACGGCGTGCCCTACGACGGTACCGGCCTGGAGCCCACGTTCGCGAACGCCGTGGAGCTGGCTCGCTTCCCCGGTACCGTCTACGCCTACGGCGTGAACCCCTCGACACGCCTGCGGCTGTGGTTGAAGTGGCGCTCGAAGGACGGCGTCCTCTCGCTGCAGCCTGCCGGCGGCATCAACGGCCTGGACGTGAGCACCGGGCTCGACGTTGCGCCCCTGCTGGACGCGCTCACCGCCGCGGCAGAGGACCCGGGCGCGCCCTATGCCAAGTTCGCGGTGCGCGCGGACCTGTTCTACGTCAGCAGCCCGACCGGGCCCACCGATGCCGGCCTGTTCAGCGTCGTGACGGTGCCCATCACCATGAACGGGGTGACCGTGCCCGTTGGTGTCTACATGCGCGATGCCTTCATCATGAACGGCACGATCGTGAACGCCAAGATCGGCAACGCGGCCATCGACAACGCCAAGATCGCCAACGTCAGCGCTTCGAAACTGACGGCGGGCTCCATCACGGTCGGCGAATACATCCAATCGATCGGGTACGCCTCCGGCCTGAACGGCTGGCGCATCGACGGCAACGGCAACCTGGAGGCGAACAACGCCACGATCCGGGGCACCACCTACGTCGGCGGCGGCACGGTGGGCGGCATCATCATCGAGCCCACGGCCATCCGCTCGAGCAACTACAACGGCACGTCCCTCGGCTTCCGACTGGGTGCCGACGGCACGCTCGACATGCCGAACGGCGTGGTGCTCACGCGCAACCTGGCCGCGGCCGCGGTGACGGCCGACAAGCTCAGCGTGCAGCGCCTGGACGCCGTGGCCGCCACGATGGGCACGCTGTCGGCGGGGCAGCTGGAGATCGACGGCGGCCCGGACCCGGACAGCTGGGGCTACGTGCGCAGTCCCGGGAAATGGCTGGACGACAACGACGGATGGATCCTTGCGCGCAACCGCGCTGACGGAGCGAACTTCCTGAGCTTCAAGTGCGGGGGCATGCGCTTCAATATGCACAACTACCCCGGAGGCTACGGCGCGGCCATGGACTGGGGTGGCATCTACATGGACAGCAGCGGCTACCTGGAGGTGCGCCGGCAAGCCGTCATCGACACGCTGAACGTCGCCGCCGGGGCCGTGGCTGCGCACATGCGCACGTCAGGGACGTCGGACACGATCACCATCGGCGTGACTGTGCCAGAAGGCCAGGCGTGGGATGTCGTCGCGAACGGCTACGTTGCGCCCTACTACGTCAACGACACGAACCCAGCAGCCGGCTACGACCCGGCGGTCTACGTCACCCTCTCGCAGGACATGTTTTCGGAGTATGTGCCGGGGGTGAACCAGAGCTACTCGGTCGACGTGGGCGAGGGCACCACCCTCTACTACATGAAGTACCGGGCGCCGTTGAATGTGATGGGCCGGGCCACGCTCGCCGCCGGTTACCACTCGGTATCGCTGACGGTCACCGGCCCCAGCGGTCCGATGAACAAGATCCTGCTGCTGAGCATCCTGAAGCGCCCATGAGCGACATCTTCTACTTCACCCGCTACGAGAAGGCGACCGGTCGCGTGCTGGAGGTGGGCCAGACCATGCACACGCTGGAGATGCGCACAGCGGAGGTGGGCGTGGTGCGCGAGGAGGCGCCCCCGAACACCTACCGGTCCGGTGACACCTGGGTGCCGATACCGCCTCAGCCCAGCCCGGCGCACCGCTTCGACTGGACGGCGCACGAGTGGGTCGATGACACGCCGACGGTCAGCGTGGCAGACCTGAAGACGGCGCGCGCCCGTGCTGTCGACGCCGACTTCAGCAAAGCCTCGGCCGCGCTGCTGGATGGGTACCCTCAGGCGGAGCGTCTGACATGGCCGACCCAGCAGGCAGAGGCCATGGCCTGGCACGCGGATGCGCAGGCGGCGACGCCATTCCTCGATGGGCTGGCGGTCCACCGCGGGATTCCGCCTGAAACGATGCGCGCGAAGACCCTCGCGGCCGTGCAGGCCTTCCAACAGGCGTCGCAGTACCTCGTGGGCACGCGGCAGCGACTGCAGGACGAGCTGGCGCAAGCCACCACTGCGGAGGCTATTGCCGCGGTTTCCTGGCCATCCGACCCCCCTTGAAATCGCAGGGCGGCGGGCCGTAGTCTCAGGCGCCTTTCCCTCCCGCCATGCGCCTGCGCCTCGCCCTCGCTCTGTCCCGGTACGCCGGCCAGGTTCTCACCCCGGACCTGGCCCGCGCCATCCTGCGCGAGGTGGAGGGCGCCGACCGCACCATCGACGGCCGCCGCTTCGGGCAGGAGGCCTTCGACGGCTACCTGATCGCCGCGGAGACGGTGGCGGGCAACGAAGCAGCCCTCGTGCCGCTGCAGGCGGCTTGCCACGAGGAGACGCGGCCCGGCGCGCCTTTCGATCACCAGTTCGACTTCGCCCGCCAGCGTGAAGCCGAGCGCGCGGGCCACCTGGTGCTCTTCACGGCCCGGGTGGCGTCCACGGGCGAGCTGGTCGGCGTTCTGCGCGTGCGCGTGTTCCAGCCCGACGGCTGCGCCCACCTGGAGGTGACCGACGACCTCTTCTACATCCGGCCGGCGCACCGGAACTGGCTCGCCGTCCACCTCTGGCGCTTCGCGGAGCGCTCGATGTTCAACCTGGGTGTTCGGGCGGTCAGCTTCGACAGCCTCTCGATCACCGGCGCGGACCGCATGGCGCGCTACCTCGGCTACACGCCGGTGGCCACCAAGTTCACCAAGGTCGCGCAGGACGCTTGCGACTACCAGCAGGTGCCCCAACGGCGCCCGCGAGGAGATTCGCATGGCGCGATGGCATCGCACTGAGTTCGACCTGCTCCCCGAGCAGGCATTCAAGCCCCGCGCGGGCGGTGGCATGACCCTGGAGGGCGGTGGGGGCGGTGGCAGCAGCGCTGCCGACTATGCCCAGATGATGGCCACCATCAAGCAGACCGAACTCTCCCAGGAGCAACTCGCCTGGGCGAAGAGCGTCTATGCCGATGAGGCGCCCGCGCGCGCAGAGGCGACCCGGCAGGCCGCGGAGGTGGCGGACACGCAGCTGGCGCAGATGCGGCAGCAGATCGCCATCACGCAGCAGGCCCAGGACGACTACACGAGCCTGTACCGGCCCCTGGAGCAATCGCTGGTCACCGACGCGGCGAACTACGACACCCCCGAGCGCCGCGCAGCCGAGTCCGCTCAGGCCGTGGCCGGCGTGGAGCAGCAGCTGGCCGCCCAGCGTGGCGCTACGACCCGCGAGATGGAGCGCTCCGGCGTGGATCCGTCGAGCGGGAAGATGGCGGCCCTGCAGGGCTCCATGGACCTGAACGCGGCGAAGCTGAAGGCCGGCGCCGGCAACGCTGCCGCCAAGTCCGTGGAGAACATCGGCTACGCCCGCAAGATGGACGCGGCCAGCCTGGGCCGCAACATCGCGTCGAGTCAGGGCACCACGGCGGCGCTGGCGTCCCAGCTCGGCACGTCCGCGATCGGCTCGAACGCGGCCAGCATCGCTGCCTCGCAGTCGGGGAACGGGTTGATGCAGGGGGCATACAACACGGCGGTTTCCGGTGCCGGAAACGCGGCGAACAGCTACGGCACCATGGCCGGGCGCGCCAGCGCCAGCAACGCGGCGGCATCGGCCGAGAAGAACACGCAGATCGCCGCGGGTGTTGGTGCTGCGGCAACTATTGCGGCGGCGGTCATCTGATGAGCCTCATGAACACCGAGGCCGTTGAGGCCGCCACCGAAGTCCTGGTGAAGAAGGGGATGCGCGTCTTCAATGCCGCGCTCTTCGCGCCCACGGAGCGCGAGCATGTCGCCGTGTTGCTGGCGCTCGCAGACCTGCCAGAAGGCAGCATGGTGATCGACGCGGGTTGCGGTGTCGGCGAGATGGCGCTGCACATGCGAGATGCGCGGCCTGACCTGGACATCCTGCTTGTCAACATGAGCGCAGAGCAGTTGGCCCGGTGCCCGGAGGACTTCCATCAGCTGCAGGCCGACTTCGACCATATGGGCGCGGTGCCGGACGGTGCGGCAGACGCCATCATCTTCAGCTACTCCATCTGCCATTCTCCGGACTGGCCTACCACGCTGCGCGAAGCACGCCGGGTGCTGAAGGACGGCGGCGTGCTGCTGATCAACGACCTGGCCCGCCTTGGCGGCGACAACGCCGAGTTCGAGCGGCTGCTCGGCGCCCGCGCACACGAACCGGAGTGGGTGGAGGAGTGGGCAACCCGAGCCGGCTTCCGTCTGGACTTCGCTGTCGCGCCCGAGGTGCACGAGCACCGGCTGCGCGAGGTGCTGGCGGCCGATGGCGCCGACGACTACTGCATGCTGGAGAGCCTCGTTCCCACCGTCTGGCGATTCGTGGCCGCCCCAGACCACGAAGCCCGCTGGATCCGCCACCGCGGCCGGGTCGGCTTCCAGTTCAGCGGTGGGCGCGACAGCACCGCAGCGCTGTACCTGCTGCGCGACCGGTGGGCAGACATGACCATCTACCACCTCGACACCGGCGACCAGTTCCCCGAGACGCGCGAGGTGGCGCGACGGGTGCGTGCCGACGTGGAGGCGGCGGGCGGGCGGTTCGAGGTCATCGAGACGGACGTGCGGGCCCGACGTGAGGCCGTCGGCTTCCCGTCCGACCTCGTGCCCGTGGACAACA